AACAGGAGATTTGGGCAAGGATGATACTGTATAATATATCTTTTATTATGGCTCATCATATAAATAAATAAAAAGCCAAAGGGAAAGGGTAAAGAAAAAAAAGTATTCTTATGCGATAAAACAAAAAAATGGCGATACATCATTGTCGCTATTTTATCCAGCATTATAAAAGAAAAGGCGGTCACCCGCCTGATCTTGAAACTCTCATTTCACAAGATATCTTACCAATCCGCCAAAATCGAAAATGTAAGAGGCTTATGAAATCACAAACGCTAGTATGTTTCAACTACCGCTTTTCTTAATACGATATAGTTATAACTCAAAAGTTTATAAATTGCTTGAAAAATCTTCTTTTTGTCATGCATTTTTTTCAGAATACTCTTAATCCTATCAGAATGAGATAAAATAAAACCGCATCCTGTTTGCTTTCATCCTCTTAACTTAATGACATTGAGATCATTCCTCGCCTTTTTCATTCTCCATAGATTTGATAAAATCAGTGATCACATTTTGTTTATCCTTCGGAAGCTCCACAAATTTTTTGATTATAGTAACTGCTGCATTATCTAAATCATAAGTTTCTTTCAACTTATCAAGTAAAGGTTTTGAGCTTTTGAACATATCGCCTTCACCTTCTGTCAGCCATAGATAATGAACATTAAATTCACGACAAATAGATTTCAATGTTTGCTCAGATGGATTTCGTTCGCCACTCTCTAATTTTGATACAGCAGTATCGCTAATACCAATTTTATAGCCGAAATCTCTTTGACTAAGTTTCAATGTTTTGCGAAGTGTCTTTATATGGCTTTCCATTCTTAAATCACCTCCTTATTTACGTTATCATATATCAAAAAAAGACGATAGACTAGCTATCATCTTTTTTCATGTCTTTTGCAACAGCTTCAAATAATTCTACAATCGCGTTTTGCTTTTCCTCCGGCATGTTCACAAAGTTTCTGATAATGGATGCAGCAGCGTCTGATAAATTAAATTCCATTTTTAATTCGTCAATCTTAGATTCTGGAAATCCTGTAAGCATTTCGCCCTTGCCTTCGGTAAGCCAAGGATAATAAACATTGAATTCACTACATATGAGTTTTAATGTTTGTTCGGATGGATTAGTTGTACCCTTTTCAAATCCTGAAATAGATGATTTGGAAATAGCTAGTCTATTACCAAACTTCTCCATAGATAGTCCTAAGGTCTTTCTAAGGATATAAATCCTATCTTTTAATTCTTCCATGAGTACCTCCTTTCTGTTCTAATATTAAACGTTTTTTCAAAAATAGTCAAGTAACAGAACGAAAAAGTGTTGACAAAGTAAAGTAACAGAATTATAATGTAAATGTACAGAACGAGGAGGTAACAAAATGAATACAGGATATGAAAAAGAATATGCGAAAGCAGTCTCGGCGGGCTTAGATATGTTGGAACGTGCTAATCAACTTGACAAGACAGCCAATGACTTGCGCCCAGAAGTTATTAATTCGACAAACACACAAGATTTAAGGGCTATGCAGTATTTATATTTGCTAGCGCAGGCTAGAGAGCTGCGTGCTTGGCATGAAAAGCTGTTTGGATAATTAATGATCGACTAGACGATTAAAAACAGGTGTTAGGTCTAGTGCGGCAGGGTTCTTCCCTGCGTCACATATGAGGAGGTGATTAAATGACAGCAGAAGAATATCGCGCAAGCTTGGAAAAAGCGATGAAACTCATTCCTATCATTGTTCCAATGCCAGAAAAGGAAGTTGAATCTTTGGCATCATTTATCGTTGGATACAAGTGTTGTTATGAGAGCAAACAGCTGACATAGAAAGGGGCGTGAAAGGATGAAACAGTTAAATATCCCGGTATATGTAGGGAATAAGGAAATTTGCAAGGAATTTAATTGTTCTCCTGCTACGGCGGTAAAAATCATGCAGAATGTTAAAGCTGCAAACAAAGATAAAAAGAATCCATACGAGAGAAAGGTGCCGCTTTCTTGGGTACTGGAAATGTATGGAGAATGATGGAAAGGAGAGTGAGATATTGATGCAGGATAATAAAAAAGGCTTCACCGAATCTGCAAATTCAGTAAAGCCTAATGATGAATCATTCGCAGAAAAAAATGTTTATAAAAGGGTTTTGTAATATCCTATGAGAAAGTGAGGAAATCGAAATATGATAATGAAATGAACACCACGCTTCAATGGAAAGGAGAGTGAGCGGAATAAAAAAAGAGTATCTGGCACTATACAGACATATAAATTACCCTGACCAATGGGAAAATGCAAAAATTAGCTTTGGTGGAGATAGTAGATATTGTGAAACTTTAGAAGAAGCAAAAATGTATATTAAAAAAGTAAAAAAAGGTTTTAATGTTGAAACAAAAATCAAAGTCAGAGAAGTTACAAAATGGAAAGAATTACAAATTGACTAGGCGAGTTAAAACAGGTGTTAAGCCTAGTACGGCAGGGTTCTTACCTGGGTCACAAAAAGGAGGTACTCAGAAATGAAAACAGGATATGAGAAAGAATATGCGAAAGCAGCACTGGCAGGATTAGAGATGTTGGAACGTGCTAATCAAGTTGACAAAACAGCCAATGCCTTACTTACGGAAATTATTGATATAACAAACACACAAGATTTAAGGGCTATGCAGTGTTTATATTTGCTAGCATATGCTAGAGAGCTGCGTGCTTGGCATGAAAAGTTGTTTGGTTAATCAAAAATTGACTAGGCGATATATGTAGAGAATAAGGAAATGAGAATAGGGGAGGTAAACATGACAGCAAATGAATCACTTATTACAGAAAGCCGTGAAGCCAAACGCGAGTTAATCGATAAAGCGGTATCCGATTTATCGATTGATGAAGCAGAAGAAAAGTTTCTGGCGTTTCTTGTAGATATGGAAGACATGGAAACTGTGTTAAAATTTTGCGGCATCATCCGGAAGGCAAAGGAGTATCAGCAATGAAAATATGGAAAGTATCTGTTACCGGGGCGGTGTTATTGACTGTAACAGTCTGCGCCATATTGGTAAAAAATGAATGGGAACAAAAAATTGAAAGGCTGCAGCTGCTGAATAAGGTAACAAACGAAGAACTGCAGATAACAAGGAAGATTGTGAAAGAGCAGGAAGCGAAGCTGCAGGAAAAGGACAAAGAAATTGCGCATCTGGAATCTCAACCAAAATGAACAGCTCTACCCGGCGAGTTTAGGATAACGTACTATGGCATGGATATCACATCAGCAACCGCTAGTGGAGCTGATCCGGAGATTGGAGTGACCATTGGCGTTGATCCTGCTGTTATACCATACGGCACTATCGTGTTAATCAATGGTAAGGAGTATGTGGCACAGGACACTGGTAATTACACAGGAAATCACATCGACATTTTGTGCGAATCAGAAGCTGCAGCACAACGACTGGGAACATATAAAACGAAGGTATACATAAAGAGTAAAGAAGGGAAATGACATGGAAAAGAATGATGAACTTCGTCTTATAAATGCGAAGCTGAACGAGTTAAGAGAATCAACACAGACGTATTGCGAAAACGAGAATATGTATTGTCATTTTAACGAAGTCTTAGAGCATTTGGATGCAGCATTAGAAGAAATGCGAGAACATCCATACTGGAAGCGTCCGGATAACCTGCCGGAAGATATGATATGGTCCGATGCATGCAATCCGGACGACCAGTCAGATCCATTTGCATATGGCGGTGATATGCCGGTGGAAGACTTCGTGCGTATGCAGGACGAATATTTTGCAAATGAAGGAAATGAGGTACTAGATGCTGTGGACTTCCGGAGTGAAGCAAAAGCGGAGGAGGAAATTGAGAACGATGAAGAAAATAAAAGCGCAGCCGGTATCAATGGCTGCGATACAGGATGCGCTGTTGATGGAAATGTGGAATGCCGAACATCCATTGACGGTAAGAATCGCACTACAGAAAGATTCTATACTTGTTCTGTTAACGGAAAAAAGGAAGTATATAGCGTCGTTCCAGATAAATAGTGAAATGAAACCGGCGTACCAGCAAAAGATATTCCAGGATGCGATACACGCCATCCGTAACGCACAAAAAAAGAATGTTTAACCTGACAAGCACAACATTCTTTCATAGTGAGCGGCTGACTATTCAACCTACTTTTATTTTACCATAAAGTGCTTAAAATGCAAGCAAATAAAGGTATTTTGGATAGTCTCTAACGGCCTTGGAATGGATATTAACAAGTCAACCAAAGGAAGAGATACATGAAGAGACACAACAGACAACGGGGTAGGCCATCGAAGCAGCACTACCTAAACTATGATTATGAGAGAGCATTTGACATACAAACGAATATGCTTTCTGAATCACAGGTCGAACGTGCTTTGAAGGATGGAAAAATCAAATCGATATATGCAACAAAATCGATCTATTCAGGAACGCAGCTGGAAGTCGAGATATTTCCGGAGTTTACAAAGCGTTGCATGATACCGGCTGCAGGGAAACGAAAACCGACGAAGGAAGAAATGCAAAACCTGAATGATAAGAACGCTAGGAAGAAGGTCATACGAATATTGAATACAAATTTCAGAAAGGGATTTTGGATAACGCATGGCTATGAGGACAGATTCCTTCCTGAGAGTATGGAGGAAGCATTAAAGGACATTCAAAATTATTTCCGGCGTGTAAATCGTTTGCTCAAGAAAAAAGGAATGGAACGTGCAAAGTATCTTTACGTAACAGAATGGGAGGAGGATATCCGCTGTCACCATCACTTTGTAATAGACTGCGGATTAACAATGGATGAACTCAACAGGCTGTGGACGAAAGGAAAAAGAAGCGAGCTGCGTCCTATTGACTATGACGAAAACGGATTGACTGGAATGGCGAACTATATCACGAAGAAGCCGCGTGGAAAGCGCCGCTGGAACACCAGCAAGGGCAATCTGAAACAACCGACCATCCGGAAGAATCACTCAACGTTTAAACGCAAACATGCTCGTGCCATGAAAGAAGACTTTTCGGTGATTGAACGCATGCTGCGACAGGAATACAAAGGATACGTATTTAAGGATGCCCAAGTCTTTGTTAATCAAGTAAATGCAGGGATATACATATATGCGCAGCTGCGTAAATGGGACCCGTTAAAGGATGGCGATAACAGTGCGTAACTGCTGCCATAAATTGGAGGAGTAAATGAAACAATCAATAAGTAGGATTAAAAGAAATATCAGAGGAATGAATATGAGCATCAAAGAGGTCACCATGTGTTTGAATGCATTTCTCTTGGATACAGATATCAATGTACAAGAACAGGATGTAGCAAAATATCTGTCCGGTGAAAAAGAAATACCGGAAGTTATTCAGTCTACAATGGAAGTGGCCTTTTGCATTCCTGCTGTTAAAGTGCAGAATTATGAAGAGGTCATCGAACTTCTGAGAGAAGTTAAGGAAGAAAGAGCGCTGACATATAAAGATTTGGAAGAAATGACTGGATGTAATTATAAAACAGTGCAGAGATACATAAAAGATGGAGCCTGTATGCCAGCTGATATTATGATCAAGCTCATAAATATGCTGGGCTTTAGTATCACAATACAATAATGCGCAGCTGCGCAACTGGATTAAGTAAAGGATGGTGATACCAGCGAATGAAGGAAATTATGAGAAAGTGCAGCTTGTGCGGCGAATACAAGCCGGAAAGTAATTTTAGATTCATGAAAACGCAAAAACGACACAATGCATATTGTAAAGAATGTGAACGTTGGTATAACGCGAATTACAAACGGCTCAGACGAGAACGATAGACGAACAAAGGAGAAGAGGATATGACAGAGAAAGAATTTTTAAAAGCAGGCAAGCTGATCAAGCAGCACAACATGGATATATCGCAGATAACAAAATGCGTGAATCTGTTTTTAGTGGAAGGTATACACGTATGTGAACAAGAAATGGTGAACTATTTGGCAAGAACAATGGAAATGCCGGAAGAAGTAGAACAAGCATTCAAGGATGTGTTCCTGACATCGTCTTTGTTAATCAGGTCAATGCAGGGATATACATATATGCGCAGCTGCGCAAGTGGGGACCCTATAAAGGATGGTGATAACAGTGCGTGAAAATGTAATGCGGAAATGCAGCATGTGTTGTGAGTACAAGCCGGAAAGTAATTTTAGATTCATGAAAACGCAAAAGCGGCATAATGCATATTGCAAAGAATGTGAACGCTGGTATAACGCGAACTACAAGCGGATCAGACGGGAACCATAGGCATACAATCAGCAAATAAAAATGGTGTCCTCCATCCATGTGTTGAGCAAGACAACGACCCTATTTCATGCAGGAAAAATAGAAAAGCTATTGAAAAAGAAAGCGATCATGTATAAGAAGTCATATGACGAAAGCGAGGTATCCATTGGAAGATATCCAAAATATATTATCGTTTATATGGCAGATATAGATTACACTCTACCTGATTATCCCCATACAGGATTGTTTTACTGGATAGTATCGTGGAATGACTGGGAGAAAAGCTCAACACCTAAAAGGAATCAGGCTTATACACCAGCAGAAGCAATAAAAATCATAAAGCAAGCTATGCAAGAGCTTGGCATATCAAAGAACACAATACAAGAGACACTGTTTTTTTGAAAGGAGAAGAAATGAAAAAAGTAATCAATCAAGCAATTACAGAACATTACGCATTATATAACGGAGATTCCTGCGAAGTGATGCAGGGTTTACCAGACGAATCGATAGACTATTCAATTTTTAGTCCACCTTTCGAGGATCTGTACACTTATAGTGACAGCCCGAGAGATTTAGGCAACTGCCGCAGTACAGAAGAGTTTTACAAACAGTTTGGTTATATCGTAGCTGAACTATTCCGGATAACCAAACCTGGTAGATTGGTCAGCATCCACTGCATGGACCTTCCTACAACAAAGGCAAGTGATGGATTTATTGGTTTACGAGATTTTCCGGGCATATTGAGAGAGTTATTTCAGGATTATGGATTTTACTACCATAGCAAAATCACGATTTGGAAAGATCCGGTGGTTGCTATGCAGCGAACGAAACATATCGGATTGTTGCACAAGCAGTTAAAAAAAGATAGCGCTATGAGCCGTCAGGGCATTGCTGATTACATCGTTACGATGAGGAAACCGGGAGAAAACAAAGAACCGATAACGCACACGAATGAATCATTTCCGGTAAGCAAATGGCAGGAATATGCATCGCCGGTATGGATGAACATCCGACAGAGCAACACTCTCAATCGTACATCAGCGAGGGAAGAACGAGACGAAAAGCATATATGCCCTTTGCAGTTAGATGTTATAGAGCGATGCATTGAACTGTGGACAAATCCAGGGGATACAGTGTTTACTCCATTCTTGGGTATCGGATCAGAAGCGTACCAGTCCATAAAGATGCACCGTAAGGCTGTAGGGATAGAATTGAAAGAATCATATTTTGAGCAGGCAGTGAAAAATTGTGAACGTGCTGCAAACGCAGAAGAACAGCTGGAGTTTTTATTTGAAGGTGATGAAGAATGACATACGAAGAATTTTTAAAGACTAAAGAATACACAATAGAACCATCTGGATTCACTGCAGAAAACCTCAATGAAAACCTATTTGACTATCAGCAAGCAATAACAAAATGGGCACTTAGAATTGGAAAAGCTGCATTATTTGAGGATACCGGGCTAGGCAAGACCATCCAGCAATTATCATGGGCGGATGCGGTTGCAAAACATACAGGAGGTACAGTGTTGATTCTTGCTCCCTTGGCGGTGTCAAAACAGACTGCACAGGAAGCTTCAAAGTTTGGAATTACTTGTAATCTGGCAGAAGGTCAGGAAGACATAAAACCAGGTATCAATATCACCAATTATGAGAAGATACATAAATTCGATACAGACAGCTTTTCCGGCGTTGTCCTAGATGAAAGTTCGATTTTGAAATCGTACGCAGGGAAAACAACAAAAGACCTGCAGGAACGTTTTGCTTACACACCATACAAATTATGCTGCACAGCAACACCAAGCCCTAACGATTATACCGAGATTGGGACTACAGCGGAGTTTCTCGGTGTCATGCCACGTAGCGAAATGTTAGCGACATTCTTCATCAACGATTCAATCAAGAAAAAAGGAAAGAATGATCGTATCGGGTGGCGCCTGAAACGTCATGCGGAAAAAGAGTTCTTCCGCTGGATGGCAACATGGAGCATGATGATCAAATCACCGGCAGACCTTGGATATAATGGAGAAAAATTTGTATTGCCGAAACTGCATGTAAAAGCAAACATATTAAAAAGTGAGCCAGATGCAGAGAGCTTATTTGTGGAGTATGCAGAAACGCTGCAAGAGAGGAGAGAAGCACGAAAACAAAGTCTTGATGAAAGAGTGGAAATGGCAAAGAATATCGCTCGGACAAAAGAGAATTGCTTGATATGGTGCGATTATAACAATGAGAGTACCGCATTGCAT